GGCTGCCGATTGAACGGCGAACGCACCCAAGCGCGGAGTTGTCGAACGCTCGGGCGTATGTGTGTTTAATCGTGCCGTCGGTGAGTCCGTCCAAAAACGACTGTGACGCGGCGATAACGTCGGCGGTGTTTGGGCGCGTGATGTACCCTCGCGGGGCTTTGAGTTCCGCTAGGTTTGTACAAAGTGCTTCTGCACCGTTTAGGCCGTCAATCATGCACGCGTTCACTGTCTGTTTTCGGTTCACGATTTCTTCGGCTAGTGAGCGCGTACCGCGTTCCGTTGTGCCTACCTCGACCAGCTCCACGGCAAACTCGCCGTCCTTGTTTTGTTTGCAGCCAACAAGCGCGTAAATTGAGCCGTCATTTGAGAAACGAACGCCAAACGTCGTTTTCTTCTTGTATTTGTCGCCGATAGACTTAATACGAGCGGCACGCCAAACGTCGGGGTCTATTGCCGTTTTGATTACGCCAGCTTTCGCCCACCAGCCCAAACGTTCACGCGCGAAACTGTCGGGCGCGACGTCGTCCGCTTCGGCGGCTATTGTCTCTTCATCAATGAGATAACCGAGTGACGGGTTCGTCTCGTACCAGCGGTCGACCTCGTGCGTGTCGCCGACTTCCTCGACCGCCCATTCCAGCCACGCCGTACCCTTAGTATCGCCGTCGTGGACTCGGTCGTGTAGGGGTTTGAATACCTCGGCTGGTGCTTTCTCGTTTGGCGGCGTTCCCAAATAAATAGCTTGTGCGTTGTGCTTCTTACTTGCCGACGTAACAAATCGTGACGCGTCTTGTTGCTCGCGTGTCAACTCCTGCGCTTCGTCATAGATAACAACGTCATAACTCTTACCACGTGCAAGGTTGTTTGTACGCGTTGTAAATCGGATATAGCCGCCATTCTTCAAGTAAATAGCTTGCTGTCCGTTAGTCTTGCGTACCGTGTCTAAGAGGTCGTTTAAGCCCTCGTTTTCCTCGTCCTCGAACGGTGCGGAAAGCTCTTTGAACATGCCGTCGGCGGTGTCTCCGTGTTGGCACGTATACAAGATTTTTTCGCCGTCTGCGATTAAGCCATAGAAACAACGAGCGCGAACGCTCCAAGATTTACCGTTCTGCCTAGCAAGTGAGAGTCCAACCGTTTTGAACGCGTATTTATCGCGCTTATCGCGTGCAAGCATTACGTCCAAGAAGTGTTGCTGCCACTCCAAAGGCGCGTCCCAAAACTCGGAAGCCAGGGCGGTTGCTTGCTCGCCGTCGGTGTATGCGTACTTGCCGACAACCTCGTATGTCGGCGTTTGCCTTCCGTAACGTTTAGCCACCGTTCACCCGCTTTGCTTTCTTCGCGCGATCATTCATCACGAATTGCAACATCGACGCTTGTTTCGTCTTTTTCTTCTCGGGTTCTGCCGCGTCATTGATACCGAGTTGTTTATTGAGCTGCCTAATTTCCGCGCTTGCTTGTTTGAGCGTCGATATCTGCGGCAATGCCTTTAAGTCGCCGAGCTTGTTTTGGTACGCGACCTGTCCCACGTCGTCGATATCGTCAATGCACTGTTGCGCGACTGCGTGCCATTGCACCAAAAGAAGAAGCGCGGGAACGTCTGATGTGCTAAACGTTCTCGCGCTTGTAATTTCGTCCCACTTTGCGGACTTGAACGGGTCATTTGCCACGTTTGCAGGTTTTGTTAGTCCGCTTGCTTTTTTCCGTGGCATGTATCACCTCGCTAATAAAAAAAGCAGTCACGGAAAGTGACTGCTTAAACTGATTGCTCTATGTGTTTGCATATATTAAGGGTGAATATACATCGCCACAGCTAGGCGGCTTGTTGTGATAAAAAACACATCGGGGGGATATTAGCCCTGGGTGCAAGGTATGGCGAGCCCTGTTTGAACAAAAGACCCCCCTATACTAGGCACTGTGAGCCGTTCTAAGACCCCATTTACCACGTTGTGGTGTGCTGGTACTGCAATAGTGCTTCAACGTCTATAGCGTGGCTCTGCGTTGCTCTCATGATGTTTACGAAGTCTATAGGCGTTTGCCACATTGCACCGCGAGCGATTGCGGCGGCTTTGAGCTTCTCAACCTTCGCCACACTCTTTGCCGACCGCCACGCATTGCAGCACCTATGCGCCGCGCGTATGTTATCCGCGTCATAGGGTGAGCCGCCCTGGCTTACGGGTACTAGCTCGTCGGCTTCATAGGCCAACGGGTCGCGTGCTGGTCGGTTGTAATCAATAGCAAGGCCGCATATCCAGCAGGGCGCGCATTGAGCGCGTACCCTTGCGCGTACCGCGTTTCTGCGTGTGCTGTTCGCTCGTCTAACGTTTGCGCCCATGTGTTCCCCGTCCCTACCCCTACCCCTAGGGTATAGGGTGGGTGTAATCGACAAAAGAAAAGCGACCGTGGAGAGGAACACGGCCGCTGCCCGAGAAAGGTTACTTTAGAGAGTAACCTCCGCGATTATGTTTGTTTATACGCTCGTCTATGCGTTTGCAATTCCCTTGCCTTCGGCTACTCTTTGCAGCCCGTATGCGTCGCATGTTTCGTTTGCTATCCTTGCGTACTTGAAAACAGACGTAATGCTCATGCAAAGAATAGATGACACTTGTTCGTATGTCATTCCGTGAATGTAATGAAACTTGATGATGTTCGCTGCGTCCTCGCCAACTAGTGACGCTAAACCGCTTGTGCCGTTCTTGCCATAGAGGACATACTCGCATGTCATCTTTAGGCGGTCGTATGCGTCGGCTGCTCTGCCTTCATCTTCTTCTAGTACGATCCTCACATCGACATTACGCATAACGTCCGGGTCTTTGGAGCTGCTCACGCTTTCGTTAAACTTCTGCGTTTTTGCGCCTTCGGTGAGCTTGTACGCGTTTACTCTCTCACGCGTTGAGAACCAGCGCAAGCGCGCTTCTCTGCATGCTTCAAATAGTTCTTTTGCGCTGGAATAACTTAAATCGTACTCGTCTGTTCTGCCCTTGATACCATTTGCCGTTGATACCATTGCGCCACCCTTTCTCTCTCGGTAGCTAAATGATAGCGTTTAACTGCTCAAATGTCAACGGCTCGCGTTAGTTATCAACATACTTTCAACACGTTTTCGACAAATAATAGTCATTAAAAATGCGCTTATCGCGCAAATCGATAGCACTATGGCTATTTGAATGTAAACTGGAAAGCAAGGAGCGCAAAAGGCGTGCAGATATCCGCTGAAGCGTCTGCCCGCTTTTGCTTTGAGGTGTGAAACGTCGTACTCCCGAGATTTCTCTCGGTGATTGTTTCCCTTTGCTGGTTCTTTTCTCTCGCTGCTGCGGTCTTTTGGGAAACTTGTTTTCCTTAGTATAGCAGATTGAAAATTAAAAATGTCGCGTTTGTACCTCAATGTCGCGTATGTCGCCAAAGTTTACAATTTGGAAACAAATATGTAACACTTTAGAAACGAGATATGAAGGTACTGTGTAAGCTATTCCAATATTGCATGACACGCCATGCGTTTTTGTAATAACTGGTATGCAAATAGACATAGAAACGAAAAAAGGCCAGCAACCGCAAGGGCTACTGGCCTGTGTGTTAGATTTCTTCGACTACGATAACATGATAACTTTTTCCCCAGAGTTTATTTAGCTCACTGTATAAACCATCATTAACGGGCTTATCGAACGTCAACTCACGCGGGAAGAATGATAACTTTGTTAACCTTCTTATAAGGTAGTTCTCGCGGTTAGTTTCCATGAAGTTTGTATAACGACATTGAACTACTGCGCCGTCATGACGAACGATAATTTTCACGACGGTTAGAGGTTCGCCGTCGCCGTCGACCTTGTAAACCCTATCGCCGATATGAATTGCTCGCTTTTCTTTGGAACGTGGACACGTGATGTAGTCCGTAATGTCAACGAGAGATTTAACCTCTTCGAGAAGCTCAGCGCATGTCTCTTTGTCGCGCTTCTCTCGCCATGTGTTAAATACAAACTTCGGATAGAGCGCACCGATTAGGTCTAACGAGTTTACCTCCTCGCCCGCCCTGTTCATGTCCTCCAACTTCTCAAGCCTTTTAACGGCTTCTTTGCGCTTCTTTCTGTCCTTCTTCATGTTCAACCTCCTACGGGTTGCCTAGCGGCCATAACGACCGCCAGGCGTTGTTTATGCTGTCTTAGAACGGAATATCTGCGTCGTAAAACTCGGGTTCGGGTGCTCGTGGCGTGCCGTATGCGGGCGTGTCTGCTACTTTCGCGGCTTCTGCGGCTGGTGATGTCACTTGCTGGCCTTGACGGCTCATAAAGTCGATTTCATCGACGATAACTTCTAGCTTGCTGCGACGGTCGCCGTCTTTGGTTTCCCATGAGCTAAAACGCAGCTTGCCTTCAATGGCAACCTTTGAGCCCTTGGAGATAAAGCGGGAAACGGCTTCTGCGCGTGAGCCAAAGACGATACAGTCAACGAAATTCGGTACGTCTTCCCATTCGCCCGTCTGCTGGTTCTTGCGACGGTCGTTCACCGCAACACCGAACGCAAGCATTTGTGTACCGCCTGCCGTGGCTCTAAGCTCCGGGTCGCGCGTTAGGTTGCCTGTGATGTTAACTCGGTTGATACTCATTAAAAGGTCACTTCCTCAAAGTCTGCCGCGCTTTGTGCTGGCTCTTTCTTTGGCTCGGGTTCGACTGTCTCGACTCCCGCGTCCGCGTCCTCGATGTCCTGTTTCATAGCTGCTACCGCCGCGGCTACTTGGTCGTTAGTCATCGTCTCCATGCTTGACGCTTTGACGGTGTCTAAAAGAAGCTGTGTGCCGTCCTGCGGGCTTACTCCTGCCGCTTTGCACCATTCTTTATAAAGTGCTCTAATCTCGCTTAAATCGGTTTGCTCGTGCGTTGGCTGCGGTTGCATAGGTGCTTCCTCGATATCCTGTGTGAAGATGTCACTTGCTGCGGTAGTCGAACGCACCGCGTCAACGAAAGCACGCTTTTTGGCCATCTTTAGAACTGTGTTCCAAAGGTCGGCGATATCCTCGTTTTCAACGGTTGCTTTGGTCTGCCAATCTTTGCGGTAGCGGTATTTCTTTTCCATGGTCGAGCACAAGCCCATACCAACGCCAACGATTGAGCCTTCCTCATTGAGCAGGTTACATGTAACGTCATACTCGCGGTGGTTGTCGCCTAAGTCCTCTTTTGTAATCTCATATTTAGGCACAAAGCGGAACATAAGCGCGATTTTCTCCGCGCCCGGCTGAAGCAATACGGGTCTGTCTCCGCAGCCTTTGATTGTGTCGTAGTGCGTGCCTTTCTGTAACACGTCCTGCATAAGGTATTGAATTTGATTTACTTGTGAACGGACAATCTCCGCTCCTGTTTTGTTGCTTGACTGTACAAGTGCGTTTGCCATGATTAGCTCCTTTTAAGTACGCCGTGGATATTGTTTGCTTTAAGCCAGGAAAGAAGATTGCCGCGCTGTGTAGGTGTTACTTCTACCTCGATAATCAACTTCATCACTGGCTCGGTTGCCTGTGGCTCTGTGGCCGTCTGTGTGGGCTGTGGCGCGGCTTGCTGCTGCTCCTGTTGGCGTGCGGCTGCTTCCGCTGCTATGCGCTCCTGCTGCTCCTGCCACTGTCTCTCGCGCTCTTGCTGCTCGCGTTCGAGCTGCTCGGTTTTATCGCGCTGAATACGACGCTGTATCATCGCTGACATCGTGTTTTCAAACTCTAGCGTTGAGAAGTAATCGCCCTTGACCTCGACGCGCTCGCGGTCGTCCATTTCTGTTGCGTTGATGTTCTTGATATCGTTTGCGACACGATCAATACACTTGCGCAAATGCTCGACGGCTGCACGCTCGTTTGTTGAGCGATTGAGCCACTTACCCTCTGTACCGAAACGCTTTAGTAACAGCTCAAACGGAACGAGCGCGGTTTGCTGGCCGTCCAGCGGTAGCGCAATATCGGGCGCGTACGTCTCGTATTCCTCTTGAAGCGTGGCGCGGCGGGTGCTCTCCCACCTGTCCTCGTAATCGGT